GGCCACATTAATTATTACCAAACTTTCTAGATTTTATCATTTCACATTCAAACCCACCGGGGCTGACACCAATATTTATATAAGATCGAATACCAGTGCTGCATAAAGAATCAATCTGTTTAACATTAATTGTAGATAAATCATAGTTTTGATAAGTCAATATTAACTGAGAATGATCACCACCTTCGTATGTCGGATCATTTTTAAACATATCACAACGAGTTTTCCAAGAATTTAAAAAATCAATACTAGATTTTGTATTATTTGCATAAATCACAGAAGCATGTGGCGCAATTCCCTCTGCATCTCGTTTACCCAAACAAATGTCGCCGACAAACACAGTTAAATCTAATGGGCATATAAATTGACAATCTATATCAATCCAACATACTGGTTTTTTTTCTTTATACATCTTTTCAAGAATAAATGTTGGCTTATATAAAGTAACATGTTCATATGAATCATTAGCAAAAGATAAATGTTCAAACTCAAAATCATAATTCAATGATTTCATTTGTGATTCTAATCTATCGTGTGCCACTTTATAGTAGCTGGTTCCTACTTTATCGTACCAAAAAGAAATAAATTTCATAATTTAATATCATTAATTTTGTTAAATAACAAATCATCAGCACCAATCATATTTTGAACGCGGTTAAAATTATCTTGTACTGCATTAATTTTAGATTGATATAGTTCTGGTGTTAATGATTTGATGTCAAATGTATCATCAAGAACAATTATTCCATTCATATTAAAATGTTCACCAATATCAGGCGCTCCCCAATATATCGGAATAGTTCCTGTAGCAAAACAGTCAGTTACCTTTTCCGTAAAATATGTTGAATATGAATCATTCTCTATTACAATTTGAAACATATAATCATTAATTGCTTCGCTTTTGTCTGGCCAAGGAGAACTGTCGCTTCCTATTCTTCTAGAACCCAAAGCACCACCAAATAAATCAATATGATTTAAAAACTTCTCGGCATATTCGTGTCTAAGCAAATGTCCTTTTGTCATTTTCTTAGGAGAAGCAACCATAGAAACTAATTTAGTTTTTGGGAATATTTGTTGATTTTTACACCAAGGTAAATTGCTTCCTGCCATTGCATAATGGAATTTACTACTCTGGGAGCAATACTCTTTATCTGAAAAAAATAAAGCATCATATCCCTGTTCTAATATTTTAATGTTTCTAGGATCTGTGAAAATTTCTTTTTTGACTCCCCATTCATAAAATATAGAACGAGATTCACAAACCCATGCAACTTTCTTTTCTTCGGGTTTCTTTTGATAACTTAAACCAGCAGAAATAGCACCATCAATAAAAACTTTTATTGGGGTATCTGCTGTAGTCCATTTAAAATTCTTAGGAAGTAAATTAGAATTGGATGATAAATGGATATGAAAAGGCGCTCCATATGCTGTTATTAAATTCATCGTGTAACTTTCATAAAAGAATCACCGGGTGATTGCCACTCAATCAGTTGATCATTGTATCCCATGTTTTTCAATACTTCCTTCTTAGATGGCATATCAGATAATCCCATCATAAGTACTGTATTAGCGGTCTGAGCGCCTGGCCATTGGCAATATTCTTCTCCAAGAATAGCAATCTTTTTATCTTTGAGATACTTACCTAGGCAGTTCAAAAAAGTTTCATGGTCGAATAAATTGCCTTTTAGTGCTTTGATTTTTTGGCATTCGTCTATCCATGTTTTAAGAAACTGTAAAGTATCAATATTATAATTGAACCAAATAGGAGATGCTTTAATTCGTACTAAATTGTTTACATCAGTAGATGCAACTGCAATGTTTACACCCAAGGTAGTCAAATTTTCAAATGCAATAGGTGGTTTGCATATGTAAGTGTCGATATCTAACCACATGAGTGGTTTCTTGTGTTCCATTAGCTTTGAGTATATGAAGCTAGGTTTAATGAGGCAATTACTTTGGTAACTACCTTGCGACTCAAGATGTACCACATCATATGGCAAAGAAAAGCGAGTACATTCTTCAATGAATCGCTTTGCATGGTCGCTGTAGTATGTTCTATCGTCTACATCACAAAAATAACTTATCACTTGAGTTTGCATAATATAAAGATTACTTTCCGATATGATACTTGGGAATCAGTTCCCATTCCTTTTTTTCCTTATAAGGAATGATTTTCAACTGTGCAATACTCAGCTGATTGTCTTTGTATTTATCTGTCATTGGGGTGAGCAATCCCCATTCTGTCAGAAGTTTTACTATAGTATTTCGTCTTCCGATATCGCTTTCGCTGGTATCAGTCTCCAACCCATCAAGAGCTAAAAGCTCCTTGAAGTGAAGTATAACATATCTTCCCCGCTTGTGCAAAATATGGCAGCTTTGATATAGTTTTTTTTCTACACGAGAAGAGACACCAATGCGCGTGAGAGTTTCTTTGACTTTAAGAAAGTCATCCTCGTGCGCTAAACTGATTTCTACACCATAACCTTCAAAAATATCTTCCGTGTGTTCCATAGTAAAACCATTTCTATAATAATCTGACCCTTTCATTCCAGGCACAGATATGTAGAAAATGGCTACTTTTGAGTGCCACCTTTGAATGTCTGACTTCTGAGTAGTTCTATATCTTCTTTAGACAAAAGAGGTAGTACTTCCTTAGCTCGAATATGAGAATAATCATATGCAAGTTTTAGCATATCCAACAACTCGTTCTCTTCGTCTTTCAACCACTTGCTGTATCGCTTACGCTGACGCACAGACAGACGCAGGTAGTCGAAATGCATTCTCTTCCCAATAGAAGGAAGTTCATTCATCTGATTACATTGCATAACCGTATCCGGAAAGTACGACAAACACCGATTTATGATATACGGTGCATACTCCTTTTCATTGGGGTTGTTTTCCCCCTCCAATAGGCTTTCCTTTGAGTAATTGATTGCTGTCAGATAGTCTGTCAGTTTCATTTGAATTCACATCCCATCATCAGTTCTACAACACAAGCCATCAGATTGATCTCCTGATCTGCAACAAAAGCCGATTTGTATTGATACTCTGCTATAACTAGAATGGCATTTGGAATCGAAGCAGACTTCAGATGCTCATACAAGCCATCATACAGTTTTCGGAATATGTGTTGAGGATCGTTGTCTAGATTAGACACCACCCAAGAACGAACAGAACTGAAGTTCTTATCCTTCATATGAGTCATGAGATCCTTGACGCGCAGCTCTCCTGCTTCGCTCAAAATACCAATATCAATTGTTCCTGCAGCAGAATACCGCTGAAGTTCATTCAAAGTCCTCCTGAAGTCAGGAAAGTGCTTTATAATCAATTGTGGTAGTACCTTCTTGTCGAATGTAATCTTCTCTTTGTTGAGAATATACTCACAGCGAGACAAGAACTGCTTTGCCATCTCTGGCTTTTCCTTGACTGGAATATTGAAGTCGATACAAGTGCATCGAGAATGAATTGGCTCGATGATTCGATTCTTGTAGTTGCAAGTAATGATGAATCGGCAGTTCTTTGCAAATTCCTCAATCGCTCCACGAAGAGCTGGTTGAATGGACTGAGCATTTGAATAGTCAAACTCATCAAGAATTACTACTTTGGTATTGCTAGACAAAGAGATGGTGGAAGCAAACTGCCGAATCTTTGTTCGGAGTGTGTCGATATTACCATCCTCGGAGCAATTGATAATAATCCAATCCGCACCAAGCTCATTACATAAGGCACGAGCAACACTCGTCTTTCCCGTTCCTGCTTTGCCAGAAAGCAAAAGATTTGGACATTCGCCACTAGTAGCGATCTCCTTAAATGTCTTTTTAAGAGACAATGGGAGAACGCATTCATCAATGGTTTTTGGACGATATTTTTCTACAAATAGATTAATTTCACTCATAATAAATCTCCAATAAAAAAGGACGATTGGAAACCCAATCGTCCCTTTGAGACAAAGTTTCCTAGTTAAGCAGTATACGAACTAGAGGTTTCAAGTGCAACCCAATACTTCAAAGGAATATCCTTATGAGTAAATTGGCTAATAGAAGACTTGGCAATCTTAACTTCATATTCGCCAGTCATGAACTTGAGATTTTCAATGCGGAAATCGAACTTGAATGTTGCACTAGTTGAGCAGTCACCAAGAGATACAGTATAACTATTACACGTTGGATCCATCAAGTCACGAACAACTCCAATAATCTTATCACCATCTTCATTCTTGGTGATGGAAAGATGTGGAAGTTGCAAAACAGAAGATGCTCGAACGATTTCGTCGAATAGTGCCTCTGTTAGATCAAACGTGATCACAGCATCTGGCATAGTGATCTTCTTGGTGGGAACAGTCAGAAGTTTTGGTTCTGAATAATAATACTTAAGAATAGACTTGTTACTGCTACCACATAGTGTCAGAAACTTATTGTGGAATTCAAATTCCGGATCCTTGAATAGAGATACAGTTCCTAGGAACTTATTCATATCCCAGATGCCAAACTCAATATCAAAGATCTCTGATAGATTTGCTTCTGCCATAATGTTCTTAGCAGGAGCAACTGTTGCAATGCTACTTCCTGGCTTAACAAGAATGTTAGAATTGATTGAAGTAAAATTCTTAAAGATCGCCAGTGTTTGTTTTGAAATTTTCATAATGTTTTTAGTAGTTGTCATGTTTCATCCTCAGTTTCCATTTTATCCATAATATCTTCAATGTCAATAGTTCCATGCTTAAAATCATCCATAAGCCGACGAGTGTCGTGTCTATCTCCACGAGCTTTCTTCACTCTTGTCTTTTTCACAGTTCGGCGAAAGTCACTGTTATCCGGTTGTTTTCCTTTGTAGAAGTCCGACATTAAAAATCCTCGATGTTTTCCATTAAGCTTTTGAGTTTCTTTTCAATCATGTATGTCATAAACTTAGACTTAGAACCAACAATTGGTTTTTCAAATTCGCTGATGATCTTATCTTCAAGATCAGACGGGATACAAGACAGATCAATGACAGTTTTATTTCTGTCGTAGAATGGAAGTTCTTGAATGCGGTCATTCATGATATCATCCATTGCTTTAGACATGACTTTAGTTGTTAGTCTTGTTTGAGACTTATCAACATTAACAAACGTGTCATCGTCTGAAAGAATGTTTGGCACTCCATCAGAAACATCCCCGCGAATAATATGTTCTAAGAGAAACATCTTTGGATTCTCTGTCTTAATATAAGACTTCTTTAGTGGGCTATATTGAACAACATTGTCAAATATACCAAGCTGCATGAAGTCTTTGTCATTAGACAAAATTAGAATTTCTTCTAGCTTGTGATAATGCTTTGCCAACACAAAAACAATATCATCTGCTTCTGTGGTTTCAACAGTTATGCTTTTATATGGAAAGACTTCACGAATTTCTTCACGAATTTTATGAAGACTAGAATACACAGCATCCCAATCTATATCAGATTTCTTCTGATTGTTTTTTCGATTTTGCTTGTATTGTTGAAAGCTTTTCTTTCTCCAACAATTACTAGAATCGTTGCAGATTACAAGTTGTCCATACTTTCCACGAAATTCTGAATTGTATTTTCTGTAGGTATTGAGAACCATATGCCTAATGGCATCTTCATTTAGTTCTGGAAATTCCTTCATTGATTGAAAGATACTTGCGAGAATGATCTGATTGTTATCTAAAAGTATAATGTTGCACCTCTTTGTTCATAGTATAGCAAGACACAAACCAATGTCAATAGATATTAACCCATTGTTCACTATTTCCATCACTGAGATATTTGTATGTCTTTGCACTAACAAGATCAAACCATTCATCTCCAATATTTGCCTTTATTGGTCGTGTGCCACCCCAATAGAAACGAACATTGGAAACTCCTCCACCCTGTAAAGAAGTCCAACCACCAACTTCTCCATGAGCAGGAGAAGTTTCTGTAACCATACGGTTTGCCACATATGTGCTACCTTTGTAGGTTACAGAATCTCCAATTTTATATTTAATAAGTTTGCCATCGGCATCGTATGCGCGATAAGCACCTTTAAAATTTAAATTATCAATTGATGTCATTTAATGGATCGTAGAATAAGGGTGTTGGTATTAATTCGACCAGTAGGAATAGATTCTTTTGCCTTTATCGACTTCCATGTATTATTTATAGAACGAATACCATCTTTTTTCGCTATCTTAATAAATTCTGTTGGCTTACGAATAGACTTTTCTTTAGATAGAGCAGCATCAAATCCAATAATGGTGGAACCCTTCACAGAAATTCCGGAAGTGCTTGTGTCTGTGTAGAAAATAGATGCCTTATGTGTCTTTGTATTATAGACAATAACTGTAGAAGCTCCAATGATCTCTTCCGGAAGAATTGACTCAGCACCACTTGCAGCATCTTTTACCAAATACTTTAGCTTCTTGACAACCTGTTCTGGCTTTTTCTTTTTCTTCTTTCGCGGCTTACGATTACTCTTCATAATTGACATATGAAGTTTGAGTTGATCGCAAATTAGTTTGTTAAAGTCGTAAAACTTTCTGAGCTGAGCTTTGCTTAGATAATTATATCCTTCAAGCAATTGTTCATTTTCGCCAAGAAGAGCCATCTTCAATTCTTCTGTGCGATGATCAAATGTCTGCAGCATAAATTCGCAATGCATTCCACTTGGTTCGGCAGATTTGATCCATTGTTCCATATCAAACTTCTTATAGGAATCACGAGATCCTAGAATGTATTCCATATAGTCATCGATCTCTTCTTCCAATTCAGAAGCCAATATACAAGATTGCTTCATAACACGGCTTCTCACCGAGATAGGTTCATCTGTGTTTTCTTCAACAGAAATAGACTTACCACGAGCAATTAATTTGAGAATAGTAGAATCTACTATGTCTTGGAATTGCTTAGGAAGAATACAACCCTTATTAGCTGCCTGGCATTTTCCGCCAATGCTTCTAAATTCATAGTTGTCTGTGTTTAGCCTATGAACATACTCTCCTTCTTCGATCTTGAGTCGATCAACGTACTCTAACACAGCAATGCGATAGTCGCGTTCAGTATAGCGAACATTATACCAATTGGCAGCAAGAGCGATTGACCAAGTTACCTTATCGGTATCTTTAAAGTCTTCCGGTGTCCAGTGCTTCCAATTTGGTTCTTTACCGTAGAAAATGTCTTCAGCGTTTTGTTTAATCATTTGGTTTATAGAATATGAGGATAGGTTCGTATTTTACATAACTTCCGTTGACTTTGCAATAGTTTTTACACTTAGGCACACCATTTTCGTCTAACCGATTTTGACCAGGCATAGATTCAAGACCCATTTTCAATACGCCTTTAAACTTCATACCAAGGCTTTTTAATATATCTTTGGAATCTTGTTC